ACACTTCTCCTAAAGAAGTAAAAGAAGAGGCTATTGAAGAAGTAAAAGAAACGAAACAAGTTAAGCGAAAGAAACAAGTTGATTTAGATGTACTGGTTTCTTGTCGGAACGTAACAGATGGTTTGCTTGTTTATGTATCTAAAAAGAATGGACTCGAAACAATTTGGTCGGAACATAGTGCTGAAGAAACTTTAACTGTCGGTGAACTTTTAACCATGAAAGCTTCTCAACCGAAGTTCTTAAAAGAGCCTTGGATTATCATTGACGATGAAGAAGTTGCGGAGCATTTAGGATTAACTAAAATGTACGAAAAATTAGTTGGAATTGAAGACTTGGATGAGTTCTTTGAATTGTCGATTAATGAAATGGAAAATATTTTAGGTAAACTTCCTAAAGGTCTTAAGGAAACAGTTGCAATTCGTGCAAGAAAAAAATTTGAAGATGAAACACTTTACGACACACGTAAAATTAGACTTCTCGAAGATAAGTTGAAAATTGACTTAAGTATTCTTCGATAATAGGGAGGTGCTAATAAATGGCAACCCCTTATGAAGAAATCTATTCTAGGTTTTTACCTAAAATTACAGACTACTCATTTGTCAATCTAACGGATGCTGAAGTTGAGGATAACCTAGAAACATTTATGAAGTCATCGGTAATTAAGTTTAGATACTGTGATAAATTGAGTGATCGAGATGATACACTTAAGCAGTTTAATCTTGATTTAACTGAAGAAGAGCAGGAAATAATATCAGTCTTAATGTGTGTAGAATACTTAACGCCTAAATTATTAACAGACGATCTATTGAAACAAACCTTAAATTCAAAGGACTATAAACTATACTCTCAAGCGAATCATGCAAAAGAAATTCGTTCACTAAGAGATAAGTATCAGCAAGAAGCAAATAATCTAATGATACTCTATACATTCAGCAAGAGTAAGATGGATGGTTTCAAATGATTAATATGGATAGCACCCTATTTGACAGTTATTTAGAAATCACTAAGAATCGTATTTTTAAAATACTCCCCTTGCTAGAAGATAAGAATGAAGGTTTATATCATTATATTGACTCTTTGCTTTTTGAAATTTATGGTCTTCAGTATGTCATTAACGGTGTTAAAGATTCTCACAACTATTTATCTTTACTATGTACCCTTGAATCCATACTAGATGAAGTAATTGTTCGAGAAAGAGATTTAAAGTTTATTAGGAGTGAAATCTTTAGGTCTATAGGGACAGTTGAAAAACTTCAGAAAGGAGAGTGAATATGGGTTATTTAAATACATATCGTAGCAGATTGAACGCTAATGGAAGTAATTCTATGGATAGTATTGTTCAAGGAAGCAAACAAACAGTAAAGAATAACTTTAGTAACTCTCTGTTTTCTGAGGTTGTTTTAATTGATGATGTTGAATATGAGGTAATTGTTACTCAGGAGAAGCTAAGTGAAAATAAGAAAATCTTACTGCATCCAGATACAAAGATTGATATTGGTGCAACTGTAAAAATTAAGGAATTACCTTATCTTGTCATGGACTTTCTTGGTGATGGTATCAATGAAGTGTATCCAACAGCAACCTTGAGACTATGTAACTCTACCTTCCCTATTGAGTCAAATAATACATCGGTTTTAATCGGTACAGATTCTTACGGAAGACCTGTATATTCAGACCAGTCTACAGTCACAAATACACCTTGCATTGTTGAAACGAAGTATTACTTTAATAATCGGAACGAACAAATCACACTTCCAGAGGACAGAATGCTCATTACGATGCAATATCAAGATGCCCCTAACATTGAAGTTGGTAAAGAATTTGAAATGTATAAATCAAGGTTTAAAATAACTCATTTTGATTTCTCAAAAGTTATCAACGGTAAGGGAGTTATGGTATTTACTGGTGAGAGGGTGATGGATAAATAATGGGAATGTATAGAAATATCCAAGATATTCTCAATGTTCTATGGAATGATGAAGAATTATTGAGATTGCTAACCTATATGCCTGAAAGTATCCTCACTAATACCCCTGATCCACTTGACTCTTCATTGGAAAATATCTTAGATAAGACGATTGAGGAACAGTGGAAAATCCGTAATGATTCAATCATGCTCACACCTAAAGATGATGATTTAGTCGAGAATCGTAAGTGTCGATTATTTGTCTATCTAGGTGACAGAGAGCCGAATAGAGGGAATTATCATACCGCTACTCAAGAGTTAGTCATTGATATGTTATGCCACTCTGACTATGAAAATGGGGACATGAGAACAACTCGAATTGGTGATAGATTGAATGAATTGTTTGCTATGGAAAGAGTGACTGGATTTGGGAAAACGGATTATGTAAGAGGTGCGATTATCAGCAGAACACCAAGTCAATATGTCGGGTATAGACATATTTATAGCTTTGGTGGGATGAAGAAATGAAGGATATTAAAGACTTCTACATATTAGGACTACCTATCGAGACTGAAATAGGTTTAGTTAGGTTTCTTAAAGTTAAAGAATATCCTGATTATCATGGTGATTTACAACTAATGTCACTAAATAAAAATAACTTAATTTACAATCTATCTAAAACAAATAAGTCAGGCAGTAATACGGAATTAATCAACCTAATCAGACAAGAAGATAGTTTTTTTAAGACAGTGGTATCGATTCCTGAATTGTCATTGGCATATGCTCGTGTGTTTGAAAGAGTATTTGTTGAAGATGATGTGATTCCAAAGTTAACTGAAGATAATTTTGATTATTATAGGAAATTAGTTTTGGTCATGAACTGCAATAAAGAGGAAATAGTAAACCCTAACCCTGAAATCCAACGTGCAATTGAGAGAAGTAAACGTGTTAAAAGTCAAGAAGGTGAATCCCTTCATTTCTCTGACATTGTAACAAGTGTGGTTGGATTTAATGGACTATCTTATGCTGATATAAATGAATTTACTATTTATCAATTATATATGACATTTCATCGAATTGGTCAATTTAAAAATTATGATACTACTACTCTATTCAAAACAGCGTTTGAGAAAGTAGATATTGATAGTTGGAGTAAACATATTGACTTGTTTGCTGAAGAGAAGCATTTTGTGACAGAGCAACAATTTAAAAAATCTGTAGGCAGTTTGTTTGATGAGTAGATATAGTCTGCTCATTTTTATTATTTATTTTTACAAACTTAAGGAGGAAATTAAACTATGGTAAAACTTTTAATTAGTGATACGGCAGACGCAGTTATTAAACGTAAATCAGACAATCATGTGTTTATTACTGCTGAAACTCAGTTAGCATCAATTAGTCAGACATTGGGAATTAATGAGAAAATTTTCGGGTCGATTGGAAATAAACCTTTAGCTATTATGAGAGGGCAAAAAGAGGTTACTTCTACATTACGGAACGCTTTCTATGATAAAGAAATTCTAAGTATGACACAAGGGGTTTCTGTTAAAGAAGATGGAACTGTCACAGTGTACAAACGTGAGGATGGATTAACCGTCACAGATAATGCTGGTGTGCTAGAAGTTGAAATTACTGGAACTCCAGTAGGAACAACTGCCTATGTGCGAAATGAAGTAGGTGAAACCGTCCAAGCGACTATTACCGCTAAAAAAGTTACAGTTCCTACTGGACACGCTATGATGTCAGATTTAGTTAGCGTAACGTACCAAGCATCTGTGACTGGCGACATTGTGGAATTAGATTCTGATAAATTTGCAGAAGCACATGTAATTGAATACCACACGATTGCATACGACCCATCTACAAATAGAGTAGTTAAAGATATTTATATTCAACTTGACCATGTTATTCCTTCTGGGGAATTCGAGTTATCGTTTGAAAATGGAGCGGCAATCGCCCCTGAAATTAATTTTGAAGCTCTAGCTGCACCTAATAGCACTCAGATTGGAAGGATTGTGGAAGTCACAAGACCCTAAAGATGGGGTATTTTTAACCCCTTATCAATGGTATGAAGATGAAGATGTCAAATTATTTTAATAGATAAAAAATAAGTAGATAAACAGTAGCGGATAGATTGAATATTCATGAGTTCAATTGAAAAGGATTGCTCAAATCCCTTCCGTTATTTTTCTTGAGATATATTCGAATATATCTTAACAATATAAGGAGGAAAATGAATGTCATATAAAAATAAGTTACTACTTACTGACGGGGCTTACCGTCCAATTCCTCAATGGTATGACCCTACACTGATACATTTAAACCATTAACCAATACCAATAACAGCAAAATTATTAACGATGAAACTGACCCTGTTAAAGTAGATGGTAAAGTACAACTAACGGGGAGTAATGTGAAACTAAGTTGGGCAAGGTAAACTTCCTGCTTAATCAAGCAAACGAGGGTCGAATGTTAGATAAGGAATTTCATATAATTAGTTGACAAAAATTCTTAAAACATGCTATCCTTTAAATATAAATAATTAAATATATAAGGAGAGGATAGCATGAAACTTTCAGAAGCTTATGAAGTCTATGAAATTGATAAAAGGATACTTGGTTACTCTGAATACACATTTAAGGCATATCGAATACAAAATAATTTATTAATTAAACACTTCGGAAATGCGGATGTCGAAACTATTACATATTCACAACTAAAACAATATTTAGGTAAAGATGCTCAAAGATTAAAACCCTCATCACTTGGTCATAGAGTGAGATTTCTTAGATCATTATTTAGATATCTTCACGAAGAAGGACTTATCCCAAATAATCCGGCTTCAAAACTAAGAGAACCGAAAAATGAACAGCGTATCCCAAAGTATGTCAAACAAGAAGATTTAGAATGTCTGCGTGAATACTGTAAAATTCCACTCGAACACTGTTTACTAGAATTAATGTACTCATCTGGAATGAGAGTTGGTGAAGTTTTCAGTGTAGATATAGCACATATCGACTGGGATAGAAGGTCAATAGTTGTTTTTGGTAAAGGTTCAAAAGAAAGAGAAGTATATTTCAGTGTAAAATGTAAATATTGGCTTAAGAAATACATAGACTCCAGAAGTGATGAAAACCCTGCTTTATTCATAACTCAGAGAAAGCAAAGTGGTGAGTATAAGCGATTATCTATTCATCAAATGAGATGGACATTAAAACAAATCGCTAAACGTTCAAGTATTAATGTTAATATATACCCTCATCGAATGAGACATAGTTTAGCGCAGTCGCTTTTAAATAATGACTGTCCAATTGAAATGATACAATCTATACTCGGTCACTCTAAAATTGAGACTACTAAGCTATATTTATATTTGCATGGAGATAAACGAAGAGAAGTTTATAATAGATATTTTCTAGGTTAATATAAATAACTCTATATATTAATAACTACCTATAGTGGTAGTTTATTTTTTAGCACAATAAAACCAACATTTTATTATGAATATTTAGTAGTATAAGTCACTTATGCAACGATTTAAGGATATAAAAGGAGGAATTTTACATGGCAAAAAATAAGGATTTGAAATTATCTAAAGTTAAGAGCCTAGCTAAGAAAGCACATACAAAAGAAAAATATGAATTAGAAGATGGTTCAACTATTACATTCTACCCTGTATTCCCTGATTTATTAATTGAGGAAATGTTAGAAGAGTTACAAGCACACATGAAAGTCCTCAATGAAAAGGAAATTAACCTATCCGAGAAAATGAATTTATACCTCATCAATATCATGGTAATTAAATATTTCACCCATTTCAAGAAAGATATGCCTAATGCTATTCTAGGTGAAGATAATGAAGCAGGATTACTGGATTGGTTAAATCATTTTGCTGATACAGGCTTAATGAAAATAATTATGGAAGAAGTATTTCTTAAGGATCAGGTCATCAAAGTGTTTGATAAGATTACTGAATTTATAGGTTCTACAATGTTCCTTGAAGAATTAGGTGAGAAAACTCAAGAACATGTTCAACGCTTAAAATTACAGAATGCTGATGTTTTTAGTAAGTTGAATAATCTTGACAATGTAAAGGCTGATGTATAGTGGAATTCAATAATCTCAAAGATCTAGAGAAATACGTTAATAAAATGGCAGCAGAAGCAATGTCTAAAGGTAGGGCTGTAAAGGAAACAGTTATTAATGAAGGTAAGAAACGTGTTCAAGAGGACGTTTATGATGTTTATCCAGAACCAAAAGTATATGAAAGAACGGGTGGTCTAAAAGAGGATTGGAATTGGCAGGACACCCCTGATGGAATTGAAATTATCAATACTCGTACTGATAAAGATAGTGGTAAGTATATCGTTGACACAATTGAATACGGAAGAAATTATGACTATGAATTTGAATATTCTAATAAACCAAGACCATTCATTGAGAATACTCGTGAAGCTTTGAGGGATAGTGATAAATTAAAGAATGCTATGAAACGGGACTTGAAATCATTAGGCGTAGATGTAGAATAAATGATTTAATATTGGAGGTGTAGTCTATTGGGAAAAGTGAAAAGAGTTAAATATTTTACAGATGAGAAAAAAGCACTTATCAATCCAGAAAACCAAAAGAAGTATGATAAATATTTAAACTCGAATATTATTAAAAATAGAGATGTAAAAGATACAACTTACAAAGTCTATCAAAACTACATGTCTCACTTTCTAGTTTATCTTGCTGAAAACTGGAACAATATCGACCTTTATAGTGAAGAATTTATGGAAGATGCTATTGATATTATGGAGGGATACATAAGTTTCTTGCAAGATACTCTTTTTAACAACAAAAAAGTTATCAATACAAAGATTAGCACTGTTTCCTCATTTTATGGATGGAGTCTTAAGCGTAAATATATTAATAGACACCCATTTGATAAACAATTGGATAGGATGAAAGGTGCTAACGAAGAGAAAATTATTAGTTCATATTATCTCGATGAAGAACAAATCAACCTTGTGACAAAAACACTTAAAAGTGATCAGAAGACATATGACATTCAAGATAGATTAATCTGGGGCATTATGATTGATTCTGCAAACAGAGTAGGCGCTATTTCAAAATTAACACTATCATCACTTGATTTGGATAGTATGGTTTTCACTGATATTAGGGAAAAACGTGGGTATAAAGTTGAGGTGGTTTTTGAAGAAGAAACTAAAGTGCTGATTGAAGAATGGTTAGAAATGAGAAAAGAAATGGATAATCTTGAAATTGACTCTTTCTTTATTACTAGATATAAAGGTGAATATAGACCAATGACTAAATCAACCATTCAGGAAAGAACTAAGAAAATAGGATATATTTTAGGTTTGGATGATTTTAGAAGTCACTGTATACGTAAAACTTCATTAAACCAAATCTATGTGCAAACTGGCGATTTATCATTAGCTGCCGAAATGGGAAATCACAAATCAGTTGAAACTACACGTCAAAGTTACATCAAACCACAAAGTAAAACTGAGGTTCGTGAAAAGATTGCGAAGTTAAGACAGAGAAAAAAGCAGGAAGATGAATAATTGACATTGGATTTAGAACTGGTAGTCCAGTATTATCTGGACTATGATTTGTGAGTCGAATGCTGATTATAAGTTTTAAAAATAAATAACTTAATATTATAGACAAATTGATTAGTATTTGATAAGATAGTAGTATGAGGGGAAATCCCTTTGTATATAAAAGACTAACGTTCCCGTTGGTCACTTTGCAGAGTTTGTAAAAACCACAAACTCTGAGATATAAATTAATTAGAAAAGGATGATGAAAAGTTGATGAAGACTTACAAAACTAAGGATTTTTATTTAGCAGCATTGTTTATGTGTAAAGGTTTTAGAATGAATGGATCGCATAAAGAACCAAAAGCAGTGTATTTTCACATTGAATATGACAATGAGCAAAACTTACAGGAGGTTATCAGCGAATTTGTAAATCACGAAGCATATGTCAACCTAGGAAAGTTAGTCAAAATGCAAGCAATCCTCAGAAGAGAATTAGATAAGTACCGTAAATAAATTTAATTAAATATTTAGAGATGATGATAAAAGTAGGAGCGAATGTATAATGAATAATAAATATACGATTGAAGAAGGGCAAATTGTAGATACCGAGACTGGTCAAATAGTTAATAAAGAGGAAATACAGAAGGCAATTGAACAGGATACATATGAAACTTATTTAAGGAATGCCGATAAGTTATTTGCTATCGGTTCTAGACCTAGTAGTAAAATAGTTAAGGATAAACGAGGAAATGAACATAACTCTTACAATGTAAAGGAGGGTTATCATTTCGTGAAAGTATTTAAAGTGGATGTTAGAAATACGTTAGAATCTTGCGATTTATCAATTTACTCAAGGGCATTTTTATATTCTTGTTTAGCTTATTTGAACTTTCCAACTAATACAATAGTCATTGATGGTGAGAGTCCAACACTTGAAGTATTATGTAAGAAGTTTAAACTAGGTAAAACTAAAATGTATGAAGTGTTTAAGGAGTTAGAAAAAATAGATTTAATTAAACGTAAGAAAATTAATGGACAGTTGATCATATACATAAATCCATTTTTACATAGTTGTGGATTAGTTGATTCTGAGACTTATAATTTATTTAAAGATAGTTTATATAATCCTATTAATCGTGGAATTGTAGACTAGTAGTATAAACAACTAAGAAGGTAAAACCTCATAAAGTGGATTTTAAGCCTATATATCAAGCTTTGTGGTAATTTTATTTTTCCGTATTACGAATTTTGATGTTCATACAATGGAAATAATTAAACATTAACCTTTATATAAATAAATATTAATACATATTTGAGTAAATGTCAACGGACAAAGCTTATAAATAAAAATAACTTAATAATTAAGAGATGATGGAGGAATGTAGGATGGGTAGAAGTAAATATACAGAAGAGTTTGTGAGAAATTTTCTCAAGGAATTGGGTTGTGAGTTATTATCCGAATATACAGGTGTTAAAAATAATTTTACATATAGATGTAGTTGCGGAGAACCAGCAGAGTCTAATTTTGATAGATTTAAAAATTCTGGGCAAAAAGGTTGTAGCAAGTGTAAAGGGAAAAGGGCGAATGAAAATAACAAGTTAAAACTTGAGGGTGTTAAAAAATATTTTGAAGATCAAGGATGCGAATTATTAGAAACAGTTTATGAAAACAGCAAGACACCAATGAAATATATTTGCGTTTGTGGAGAAGAAGATTATAAGGATTGGAATCATTTCAGTACGGGTGACAGATGTCCAAAATGTGTTTCTAAAAATAGAGCAGAAAGTCAAAGATTAAAATTTGAAGATGTAATGAAATTTTTCGAGGAATACGGTTATAAACTATTGGAAGATGAATATGTAGGAGTTCATGAGACACTAAAATGTATCTGCTCTTGTGGTGAGCCAGTTGAAAAATCATTTTCGACTTTTAAAGCTAATCCGAAATGTACCTGTAAATCTATTAATAAGCCAAATAAGAAGAAAGTAAAAAGTAAGAAAGTTTACACTAGGGAAGAATTAATAGAATTATTTTGGAGATATTATAGTGAACATGGATATTACTCAACCACTGTCGATTTAAAAAATAATGAAAAATATCCTAGTACGTCCCCATTTGTCAGACAATTTGGTAGCTACAAACAATTCCTCATGGATATTGAAGTCTTGTCTGGTGATGGCTGGTACATACACGATGAGAATGTTGTCAAGGAGTTATACAACACACCTTTAGAAAAAGAGATACTTGATAGACTCATGGTAAAAAGGTCTTGGGGAACAGTTGAAAACAAAGCTAGAAAACTTGGGTTATATAAGAAAGAAGTACATACTGAAGAAGAATTAATTGGGTATATTCAAGATTTCTTTAAATTAAACAAAAGAAATCCAACTGCAAGGGATTTTGACGAGAGTTCCGTTTATCCAAATCATGGAGTATATAGAAGTAAGTTTGGAAATTGGACAAACGCTTTAATAGCATCTGGTTTGTATGTGAAAGAAATAATTAAGCTTTCGAGTGAAGACATTAGAGAAATAATTGAAAAATATCAAAAGGGAGACACATTAAAACAGATTGCAGAAAACAATGAAGTTACTGAGAGTAGGGTATTGGATATTCTCCATAAAGAAAATGTACCATTAAAGACTAATAGATGGACTCCTGAACAAATTAAAACTCTGGAAGAAGTTTATCCCTACGAGGAATGGGATGTCATATTAGAAAAGCTAGCACCTTTCAAAAAAGAAGACATTAGGACTAAGGCGAGCAAATTAAAGATTACGAGAGAGTGTTTTGGTTATGATGAAGAGCAAGAAAATTTCTTAATCGACAATTACGAAAAATATCCAATTAAACAACTCAGTGAAATGATGGATAAAACAGAAGGCTCCATTGTCTCAAAGGCAGGTAAGCTAGGTTTAGTTAGGGTTGAGAAGTGGGCAGATGGGGAAATTGATATTTTGAATAATTTTTATGCAACTAGCAGTATAGATGAACTAGTGCTGATGTTGCCAAAAAGAAATAAAAATACAATTACAGAAAAAGCAAATCACTTGGGAATTAAGAAAGACAAAGAACATATGTTTAATAAGCGTATAGAATCAACAAAGAAAGAATTACTAGACAACTTGATTAAACTAGGTAAAAAATTAGGAAGAACTCCAACGTCTTTGGAAGTGAATGAATTATTAGAAAGTGGAGCTACTGCATATTATAGATATTTTGGATCGTATTCGGAAGCGTGTAAAGAAGCCGGACTGGAACCAAATGTGTCAATATTCGGTAGGTCATATCATTATTTATCTAGAAATGGAGACGTGTGTTTATCCTCGAAAGAATTAGAAATAACAAATTTATTAATTGATAACAATATAGAGTACGAGAAAGAAATTTTATATCGTGATATTGTTGATGATGCTGATCTACCTTTAATTAGGTGTGACTGGATGATTGCTGATATTGTAGTTGAGTATTTTGGAATGTCTGAAAGAAAAGACTATAGAGAAAGAATGAATATGAAGATTAAATTATGTGAAGAGAAAAATGTAAAATTAATCCCGTTACTCCCTGAAGATATGAAACATAACTACTCAGGATTGATCAAGAAATTTAAAGAATTTGATATTGAATTAAAACTAATCAAACAAGTAGTCTAAATCACTTTCAATTTTCATAAAAATGGCTTATAATGGAAAGTAAACAAATATTTTATATGAGGTGCTTTCCATTATGAAATGGTTATTAGAAATGGATGAAGATATTCGGACTGGATTTCTTTTAGGGACATTTGTAGTTACATTTATTGCTTCTTTCCTTGTTAACCCTTGGTTAATGTATATATCTTTTGCGTTCCCTATTTTATGGTTTTATACATTAATAAAGAACGGAAAGAAGGAACAAAACAAACAACAGAATAACACAGATATTAATTAAGAAGTGTCATTTGGCGCTTCTTTTTATTTTGCAGAAAGGAGTGTTCAAATGTCTGAAAATTTGCATATAAAAGTTGTCGCCCGACTTGATGAAAAATTATCAACTGATGCCTTACAAAAACAATTAGATAAAATTGCGAAAAGTTTAAAGCTAAATGTCACAATTGACCCTAAACAGTTAAATGACATATCAAAGTCAATTGATAAGCTACAAGATAAAGTAAATAAGCAAACAAAAGGTGGAGTCAAAATCGTCAGTGATGACGATGTAAAAACAAGTAAACAGATATTTACATCAGTTGATGCAGCAGTTAGTAAGTATAAAGAATTTGGACAGGTGAAAATTAAAAAGATATTTGACTCTGCTACTGAAGAACTCAAGTCATTTAACTTAGAGATTCAAAAAGCTGATGGACTAATAGAAAAGTTAAAATTCGAATTAAATCAGAAAAAAGGTATTAATGGTATAGATGGTTTTGTGTTAACCAGTCGAACCGAAGATGACAAGAGAAGTATTGAGATGCAAAAAGCTCTCACAAAAACACTAGAAGAGAGGGCAAGATTAGAGAAGAAGTCAGCAGAAGAGCAAGCAAAAGCAATAAATAAGAGCATTGAAAATAAGAAAAAAGAAGAAGCTGAACAGAAAAAATTAAATGCACAATTACAACAGCAAATAAAACTTTACAAAGAGCAAGCACAACTGAATGTAAGAAATTTAAATAGAACTCATCCGGGGTTTGGTGATAAAGGAGCGTTAGATGGCTATTTAAAGTCTGTTGATGCTCTATCAGCTAAAACTCCTAACCTTTCAAATCAAATGCAAGACCTTGATATGAACTTCAAGAAAATTAAAGTGAGTGCTCAAGAATCGGCTGGTGCAGCACGATTAGCTGGGATGTCATTTGGTGAGATGATGTCACAAGCCATGACTAAGTTCCCCATCTGGATAAATTTGCAAAATACTGTCCAGAATAAACCCTTCTAATTCGGTGAAACTCCTTATGGGACAATACCGAGCGAAGCCTATTGTAGAATAGGAACGTGTAACGACTAGTCGGCATGACGTAGGGTACAAGCGATTGGTACTCGAAACGGAGGGAATCTGATACTTTTTCAGATTAAGATATAGTCTCGTCTTATAGGAAACTATAAGCAGTTCATTAGTGAACGTCATAGGAATAGCGAAACTATGAGAAGATTAACGGATTTCAGCAACTTTGTTCTATGCTCCAATTAGAGCGTTGCAAGATATGTCTCAAAGGTTAATTGAAATTGATAGTTTATTAGTTGATATTAATCGAGTTATGGATATTCCTGATTTCAAATTAACTGAGATGCTTTCTGAGGCTACGGAAGCGAGTGATCAACTATCATCAAAATTAACTGACATGCTCTCGGTAATGGGTGATTTTGCAAGACAGGGTTTCCAAGAAAATGAATTATTGGATATATCAAAAACAGCTACAGTCTTACAAAATATATCAGATTTAGATGCTTCTGGAGCAGTAGACACTCTAACCTCTGCAATGTTGAACTATAATATAGCTGCTGAAGATTCTATTAGAATAGCTGATCAATTGAACGAAGTCGACAATAATTTTGCAATTTCGACAAAAGATTTATCTGACGGGATCAGGAAATCCGCAAGCACAGCAAAAACTTTTGGGGTTGACTTACAAGAGTTAACTGGTTACATCGCAGCTATCGGAAGTACAACTCGTGAAACCGGATCAGTTGTGGGTAATGGGCTTAAGACGATCATTTCCCGTTTAACGACAATCGAAGGTGCAGAAGAATCTTTAAACTCTGCTAATGTTGCAATGAGAGATTTACAAGGTAACGTAAGACCTGTAAGTGAAATATTAACGGATTTGGCTGGAAATTGGTCTTCTCTTTCTGAAGAACAGCAACAAAACATGGGTGTAACACTGGCAGGAAGATATCAGTTATCGAGGTAAACACAAGTGCCTCTCTAATCAGAAATGATTAGATAAAATGCGTTAAATTCAGGGAAAGTCCAGAGATGGATAACCGTGAGCGAAGTCCTATTAATATAAATAACTTAATAGGGAACGTGCAACGACTATAATACGCTACCTTAACGTAAAGTCGAAGGTAAAGGGATAGTCTGAACTCGTACTATAATCTAACATTGAAATACGAGAATTAAGTAGAAATACTTGGTCGCCATTTTATATGGTCAGTAGCCTAAAAAGGTGAAAGTAACAGAATGTCTATGCATTGATGAATAATTTCTCAATGGCACAAGAAGCCACTGCTACAGCTATTGGTTCAACAGGTAGTGCTATGAGAGAACAAGAGAAATATGCAGACTCACTAGAAGCACGTATCAATAGGTTAGATACTGCATGGAACAACCTAGTTATAACTACTGGAAATGCTTTCTTAACAGATGGGTTAATCTCATCAATTGAAGCTTTAAACGATTTAGCATCAGTTACAGCCGTTGCCATCGATAAGCTTGGATTTCTTCCAATTGTATTCGGAACAATAGGTGCGACTGTTACCTTATTAAGTACAAAAGTTAGAGCGTTTTCTACCGCATTGGTATTTGGAACTACTGAAATGACTAGGGCGCAATTAGCTTCCGCAGGATTATCAGCAGGTATGTCAAGGCTTGGTATTGCGACTATGGGGGCAACTGCCGCATTTAGAGGATTAATAGCATCCACTGGAATTGGTCTTGCATTTGTTGCAATAGGTTTTGCTATTGAAAAACTCATCTCTGCCTATTCAAATGCGAAACAAGCTCAAGAAGATTTTGAAGCGACTCAGCAAAAGAATATTGTAGCCTTAACCACAAATAAAGAAAAAACAGAAGAGTTAATAGACTCATACAAAAAATTAACACAGGAAAAAGAAAATGGACAATGGAACAATGAAAAGGAACGTGAGTATTTACAAATTCAGCAACAACTCGGTGATGCGTTCCCAACACTTATTGACCATCTAGACCACACTGGTCAAGCACACTTAAAGAATGCTGATCAAATCGACAAGGAAATTGAAGCTACTGAGAAACTACTTGAGTTAAAGAGAGAAGAAATTAGATTAAACGCTCAAAGCACATTTGAGGATAATATCGATGAACGAGATGGTTTCTTTGGCTTAGAAAAGGAAATTGAAAGAAAACGAAAGCAAATTGAAGAGGCTGATGGGGTAGTTAAACCTGAAATAGTCAATAAAATGAAGCAAGAGCTTCTTTCAATGGAAAACCAACTTTCTCAATCTTCAATGCGAATTAATGACCAAGTTTTAAAGGTAGCAGATGCTTACAATGAATTAAAAATTGACCCTAGTATCAACAAGAGTGTAAGAGAGTTTGTTTCTTCATTAGACTTAACAGATTTAGACGCAAGTGAACTAGATAAGTTTTCACAAGAAATCGCAAAATACACTGATAATCTCCAAAAAGCTACCGAAGCAGGAAATCAAGAAGGTTTCAACAAAGCTAAACAGGATATATCAGACCTTGCTAAGGGAATGGATATTACAGGAACTAATGGTACAGCATTAAACCTTACGTTCAAGCAAGTACAAGATGCAATTGAAATAGTTGCTAATGCCACATACGATGGTTCTGAAGGAATGGATGATTTAGCTGAATCAACTGAAGATGCTACAAATGCTCAAGAAGATTTACTCTCTATTTCTGAAAAGATAGTTGGTGCTTCTAAAAAACAAATAGATTCAGCTAAAGAACAAATTGCTGCATATAGATTACTTACTAGTATTGAAGACAAGAGTGAAGAACAAACTAACATGCTTTCTGATGCTGTAAAGTCATTAGGTGACATGTATCCCCACCTCATTGATGGAACTGGACTTCGCATTGACGCAATGGAGAAGGAAGCTGAACAAAGTGAGATTCTACTTAAAGCATTAGAACAGATGCAAGATGGTCAACTTTCTATTGAAGAAGAGATGACTGTAACAGCTATTTTGAACGCCAAGTCTAGAATGTCACTTTTATTAGAGCAAGCGAGAGCATATGAAGCATTTGCAAACAGACTAGCTAAAGAAGCTGATGCATTAGCTAACACTGGAAATCAACGTGCAGCAGAAGATGCAGAAATTCGAGCGAGGAAAATACAAGGTAAAGCTAATGATGCTTATTCTGATTTCTCCCGTGAGTTAGAAGCATTAATGCCCGACATGGACAAGTGGACTAGTCAACTTGCAGAGGCTACTGATTACTCAGGTAAGAACTACACTTCCACTAAATCTCTAAACGAGGAAATGAAAGATGCCACCTATCAGACAGATAAATATGCTCAAGCACTTGGTGAATTAAACTTAGAACTCGAAAAGCAAAATAAACTCCAAGCAAAATTACCAACTTATTCTCAAGAGTATCAGAAGTCACTTAAAAATGAAATGTCACTACTCAAGCAGAAAAAGAAGTTGCTTGAGGATCAATCTAAAACTCTTGAGTCCCAAATTGCAACAGGTAACTTTACAACTGCTAGTTCTCCTACTACTTCAACAGTTTCAACTGGTGGAGGATCATCAAATCAGATTTGGAGTTTCTTTAAGTCTAAAGGATTTACTGATGAAATTGTAGCTGGAATAATGGGTAATTTACAAATGGAATCCAACCTAAATCCTAACGCTCTCAATAAGTCATCTGGTGCATTCGGAATTGCTCAATGGTTAGGAAGCAGGAAGACAGCTCTACAAAACTATGCTAATTCAGTTGGGAAAAGTGTAAGTGATATTAGCACTCAACTTGAATTCCTATGGAAAGAGTTAAATAGTACGGAAAAAAGAACGCTAAATTGGTTGAATAGTAATCTAGATGCTAGTGCTTCTAAAGTTGCTGAAATGTTTGATAAGCTATTTGAACGTTCTGAAGGAACTCACATTCCTCAACGTCAAAACTATGCCAATCAATTTTTAAAGCAATTTGCAGGCTCGTCAGCAGTTAATAGCGTTGCAAGTAGTGTAGCTAAATACTATTTAGATGGAATTGACAATGCTGAGTCTGATTTAGCGCAACTCCAGAGTGAACTCATCTCAATAAATGACCAAATTGCACAAGCGAACTATGAGCTACTTAGGTATCCTATTGCAGTATACGAAAAGAGAATCAGAGATCAAGAGAAAAATATTATCAATACGACTAATTCACTTTACAGTCTCACACAGGGTACATCAGAATATGGCTTTGCATTGCGCCAATTGGTCGCTTATCAACAAGAAAAGCAAGTTCAAAATGAAAAAGAAATAAATTTTATGCGTCAATTAATTGGCTCTGGGAAATTATCTGCTCAACAAGTGGCAGAAGTAAGTGAAGAACTTCAGACTCTGCTTGAGAGAAGATATGAAATTGCCGAAGCAAGAGATGACATTCAAGCTCAAATTGTCACAAATGCTTTGTACAATTACTCTAAGGCAATCGAGGATGTCAACTATAAACTGGAAATGTCACAGGCACTACAGGAGTCTTATGTAGAAGGTTCACAAGAGTATAATGATGAGATGATCACCCAAGCAGAATTAATTAAACAGAAAAGAGACTTGCTAACTGATGAAATTACAAAGCTTGAAGAGCTAATAAAAAAGCAAGATTTATCAATTGAGTCAACAAATGAGTTCAAATCACAACTAAGAGAGTTAAAACTTGAGCTACAAGGCGTAACAAATGAATTAAATCAAATGGTTGTGAGTGAACTAAGTAAACTAAGAGACATAGAATTAGAAGGTATCAACAAGCATTACGACGCATTGATTGAGAAACAGCAAGAGAGATTAGACTTATTAGATGAGGAGATTGAGAAAGAGGATCGCCTTAAAGAGCTTAGAGAACTTAATGATGAGATTAATAAAGTAAAGGACGATAAGCGTTTCTCTTTCATTACTGAAGAGGGAGAAGAAATCCTCACATATGATACAGCAAGGGTTGCAGAGTTAGAAAAAGAACGAGATGAGCTACTAAAACAGTATGAGCGAGAGGATATTAAAAAATCTATTCAGGATGAAATTGAACGCCTTGAAAAAGCGAAAGAAGACACCATTAAAACTGAAGAGGAAAAGTGGAAAGGTCTATTGGAAGCAGCACAAAGTGGAACTTTAACATTCGAAGAGTTTATGTCAACTTGGTACACTTCAAGTTCTGAAAGCCTAGGTAACTATGTCGGAGATGTTGAGCAGAAGATTAACAAGTTAAAGGAACTGTTTGAAGCTTTAAAAACACTAAAGGCAGAAAGTAGTAATCCACTTGGCATGAGTGAATCTGACTTCAATAGGTACGTCAATAATAAAAAGCTATATGAATCAGGTGCATCTGGCTCGACTCAAGCTGCTAAGGAAAATCAGTCATTAAGAGAAAAATATGAGATACCTTCTGATTCATACTCTTATGATGATTTAAAGAAGTTTCATAGTGGAGGAGTAGTTGGTGGATCAAATAACAGATTGACGGAATTGGCAAACAAACTGTTCAATGCAAAGCCTAATGAGCAGGTGATTAAAGCTTTAAAAGGTGAGATATTTACAACGCCACAAAATTTAGCTAAAAATTTCTTACCTAGTTTAAAAGGTCTAGTTAACTCAGTACATAGCCAATCTTCAGTCGCTCAGTCTGGTGACACAATCCACTTGAATAACGTGACGGTTGTGGCGAACAATCCAAACGAATTCATGAGTCAGTTAAAGAGTCAGCTACAAATCTACAAGAAAAATATTCACATGTAATAAGCGTTAAAGGTGTACTGCTTTTGGGTACACCTTCTTTTTTTTTAAAAAGTTGGTCATAAAGGAGGTTTTAATTTGCCAACAAGCAATTTTAAAGTAGGCGAGATGCTGAATAAACGTACTCGTAATAGTAAGACATGGATAAATTTTGACGGTTCTTACACAACGGAAATCCACACAGGCGATGTGCATTTTGATGATGAAAATGGAAATCTCCAGAATATTAATACAGATTTATTTGACGAAGCTGACTTTGACATCGTTGACTATCCAGTAGCTAGAGAAGGTTCGGAACGCTATAGGCAAGCAAAAGAAGAAGCAAAACAAGCTAAGAATAAAGGTTTGTTAGATCGAAGCAAAAACAATTTTCAAGCGCTCAGAGTGCCGTTTGATTGTCATATCCCGCGAAACTTTCAGCGCGGTTACACCATTGGCAAGGGTCAGGATAAGTTAACGTTTAAGCCTGTCAAAGCATCTCCAAGTATGGGCGAGTTAGCAGAAAACAACAGAAGCGTTATTACTTATCAAGATGTGTGGAACGATACTGATGTGGAATTAAAGGTATTGCCGAATGGAATCAAGGAAACTCTGTGGCTAAAGACGGATAAAGCGCCGACTAACTTCTCATTTGAAGTAAAGGGCAAGGACATTGCCGAGGACTTTACAGCCGGAGCCTTAAAGCTTATGCCCGCGTGGTTGCAGGATGCGAATGGTACGAAACGCGATGTTGAAATGGTTGTCACTCAGCACAATGATAATAAAATGTATGTCGAATTAAACGCTGATGTATCTGATTTAGTTTATCCTATTGAGATTGACCCGACTGTGACAATTCAGCCGGATGGAGCTAGCGGGAAAGATACCTACGTTTCGTCCTTCTCCCCAGATGTGAATTTCGCCGGACAGGAAATGATATCTTTCGGACGCGATGGCGGTACTGCAATTGACAGAGCTATGTTGGAGTTTGATTTGAGCGGAATTTCTGGGAAAACAACATCAGCAATATTATCATTATTTATTTACAGTGACAGAGGGAACGAATATCCTTTTGGTGTTCATAGAATTACATCTACGTGGGAAGATACGGAACCTACCTGGAACAATCAGCCTGCGTTTGACACCACAGCTGATGCGAGTTTTGCAACTGCAAACGATATAGATGTGACAAGTTTGGTAGATAAATGGACATCTAGCGGTTATCCGAATTTCGGAATGTTGATAAAATCAACGAATGAAGATGCATACGACACAGGGAAGTTAGCTTACTCAAGCGAACGCGCTAATTACCAAGAACGTCCGAAACTAACTATCACTTACAACCATGCCCCCACTAAACCAACCTTGTTAGTGCCGAATGGCGGAGAAGCATGGAACAGTCTGCATACGGTTAGTTGGGTAGCTTCGACGGATGAAGATTCAGCGGATTTGCAATACCAAATACAGTTAAGTAGTGACAATGGATCAACTTGGAAGGATATCGTTGCTTTAACAAATATAAATATCACATCACAGGACTACGACTTTATCAACGAGACCGAATCTAGCACATCTAAAATCCGAATCCGAGCATTTGATGGTGCTTCCTATGGAGCATGGGACGAATCAGACGGAGTGTTCACGATTCAGCATAACCAAGCACCTACAAGTCCTACTAACCTTACTCCTAGTGGTGGAGAAGGCAAAGATAGAGCGAGTTCTGTAAGATTATCTTGGCAACATAATGATGCAAACAGTGACCCACAAGCAAAATTTGATTTACAGTGGAGATTACAGGGAAGTACCACTTGGAATTTTATCTCTAACGTAACAATTGATCAATTCTATGACTTCCCAACTAACACTTTTCCAAAAGGTACTATTGAATGGAGAGTGAGAACCTACGACCAAGCAGATTTATCTAGTCCTTATTCTGCAACAGAAGTTTTCTATGCAGGAGATAAACCATCTAACGCCACAATAACATCACCAAAAGATGGGGATATAGTCGTATTATCTAATCCTGTTGTGCAATGGTCAAGTTTTGGTCAAGTCGCTTATCATGTAAGAGTTCTCGATGTGAATGGCAATCTATTGTGGGAGTCCATTAGCTCAAGCACTAATAAGTCACTAACCATTGGTTACAACCTAGAGAATCTAAAGCAATATAAAATACAAGTTGCCATCAGAAACAGTGATAACTTATGGTCTGATTTTGTCACAAGTAACATTACAATTTCCTACACTCAGCCAATAGAACCTATCCTTACGGTTAGCTCTAATTCTAATCTTGCTACAATTAACATTGCTATTGAGCATCCTACAGGTGAAAATATCCCTAGTGTTGTCTCTACAAGATTGTACAGGAGAAAGAATGGAGAGTCTGAATGGAAGCTACTCACAACAACAGAAAGTTTAAATTATACAGATTTTCAATGTTCTTTTGGTGTATTTGAATACTCAGCAATCTCTATTGGTTCAAATGGAACCCAATCAAACAGAAGTCTTGTAATGCCTGTGGATGTACAATTTGACGGATGGTGGATTTTTGATAAAGAAAGTGGAGAGGGTTATCAATTCATTTATAACATTCCTTCTATATCGGTAAATATCGAAGAGGAAAGATATGAGTTTAAAACATTTTCGTCCAAACCTTTCATTAGATATGGAGATTACAAGGCTAATAGAGGTTCTTTATCTGGGTTGAAAATAACTAATGAAGCTCTAAACCCAAGAGAGCAATCATTAAAACTAATCTCACTAATAAATAAAAGAAAACCGATGATACTTAAAAACCATTTCGGTGACTTATGGACAGTGAATATTCACAGTCCAATTAGAAACTTAAATCCAAACAATTATGAAGAAATTAGCATTGAGTGGGTGGAAGTATGATAGTTGCTAGTCAAACATTTAAGGAGCATTTGTCTAGTCCAATTAATGAAGTGTATGCAAAAATTGAGTTACTAGACAAAAATGAAAATGTAATTGATGACATTACCACTAAAGCTATAGATGGAAGCATAAGTGTAAGTAAAGAAAGAGAGACTAGAAGAACTTTTTCTATCTCTCTTCTAAATGATGACAATGAGTTTACTTGGTCTGTTGGAGGAAGGATTTGGCTTGACAAAAGAATTAAGTTGTGGATTGGATTAAAAATAAATAATCAAATAGAATTTGTTCCACAGGGGATATTCATTTTAACCGACATGGCTGCATCGTCTTCTCACACAGGAGAAAGAATTGCCAATTTGTCAGGATTGGATAAATGGAGCTTACTTAGTGGTGATCCAGTTGGAAAGTTTACCAATCATACAACAGTTGAAAAAGGTGTAAAAGTATCCGATGCTATTAAAACAATTTCTCAAGGTGGAGGAATTGATAAGTTTATTTTTGATGATTGTGATGTTACAGTTCCATATACTTTAACGTATGATTTGGGAGATTCAAGAGGAAAAGCTATTAAAGAACTAGCTGATTTAGCTGTTTATTCAATTTTCTTTGATGTAAATGGGTATTTACGTTTTAGACCTCAAGTTAATCTAGAAACAATGCCATCAGTTTGGACTTATGATAAGTCTGACTATACCTTGTATGCAAAATCAGAAAAGATTTTAGACCATGCCGAGTTATTTAATAAAATTTTGGTTATTGGAGGATCGAGTCAAAGTGGAACTGTATCAGCCATTGCTCAAGATGATGAAGCAGATAGTCCTACAAGTATAACAAATATTGGAGAGAGATTGTTTCTTTACAATAATGGCTCTCCAGACCCTCTTATAACCAGCACTGTTTTAGCTCAAGCTAGAGCAGATTTTGAATTAAAGAATAGGCTTAGAATTGCAGAAAGACAACCAATGGAAATCATGCCAAATTACTTGCACGAAGCAGAAGACGTAATAACACTTGTAGATGACTGGCACAATACAAATGATAAATATGAGCTGATTTCATTTAATATCCCATTAAAACCATCAGCTATGATGTCAGCAGAAGTGTGGAGAATCAATAGAATTGGAAGAAGATAGGATGATATAAATGAATGAGGAATTCTGGTCAAAATTCACATCTCTAATAGAGTCACATGTTAGAAAGCTCCTATCTGATTGGGGCTTTTTTAATATGTATGACGATGGAAAAATTGAATCTATATCTACAGATCAAAGGAAAGCGAATGTTTACGTTAATGGCTCAACCGATATAACAAGAGATATTCCAATTAGAGAAGGTGTATCACTGTCAGTCGGAGATGAAGTGCGTATTTTAAATGTCAACTTTAACAAGAAAGACAGAATTATAGATTTTAAGAAAATAATTTAACGACATAAAAAAGGACACCCAGATTAGTTTCTGATTGTCCTTTTATTTTTTTATTCAGATAAAATCATTCTTTTAATAGTATTAGAAATAATTAAATAAAACCAAGAGTATTCAAGCGTATTCAGGAGCATATAAAAGTTCTGACAATTTAAATGTGCATAAAAAGAGGGAGGATGCCACCTAACAAGTAAACATTCTCCCTTATTGCAGTACAAACTTGTACCACCTTTATTATACTTCAGGTGGTGATCATTATCAAGGATTATTTATAAATAACTTAATAGAACTGGAGTGTTGGCAGTGGAGCAAGATATTAATCGTAGAGTGGCAGTATTAGAGGTTAAGGTTGATAAGAATACAAAGTCACTTGAAAGCCAAAATCAAAAGAATGACATTCTAATTGAAATGAAAACTCTAATGGAACTACAAACAGAAGTGAATAAAGAACAAAAGGAACAAATTAAAGAGTTCTCTAACACTCTCATAAAAGTAAATAAAAACTTAGATGGATTAAACAGTGGAATGAAAGACCTTAATAAGAGGGTTACAGACATAGAGAATAAACAAGATGAAAGAAAGATTGATCCACAGATGGTATTCAAGGATGTCATCTATAAAGTTGTACCAGCCTTTATTTTAGCTTGGTTACTATTACAGTTCGGATTAAAATAATTTAACTTAATAAGGGGTGACAGAAAATGAGTTCACTTCGAGATCAGAAAAAAGTTGAGAAGTTACAGAAGAAAATATATAAGATTGAAAGCAAAAATGGTAACTTTTGGTCTAATGGAATCAACGAAAAAGAATACTTATTAATTATATCAACTACTATGTTCTTTGCATTTGTAGCAACTGGATTGATTATGCTCCTACTAGGTAAAGAAATCGATGAAATGTATCTATCGCTATTAGATATGGTAAGTCCAGTTGTAATGCTCATTGTTGGAAGTGTGTTTGCAGTCACTGGAGTTCAAGCATTTACTAATAGAAAATCAAGCTCAGTTGAAATTAATAGAAGTCAAAATACGAATCAAATGCAAAATCAACCTTCCAATCACACAAACTTTGAAACTCAAACTCAGTCTACAGATATAAATAATGATAGTTATCTATAAGGGGAGATACTAAATGGAAGATTATCTAATAAAAGGTTTAAGCTACTTAGCAGTCGCATTGATTAATGTGGTTATTTACTATGTTGCTATGTTTCTACGTAAGCATAAAGTTGTTCAAGAATTAAACGCACATAAAGAGCTAGTAAAAATAGCAGTTGTAGCTATCCAACAAGCTTATGAATCTTTAGATGGAAGTAGAAAATTTGAACTAGCTAAAGATTGGGTAATTAATGCTGCAAATGAAAAAGGTTTGAAGATTTCAGATAAGGAGATTGAATTCCTCATTGACAGTACTGTAAAGGAATTAAAGACAAGTATGGTTGGATGGGAAAAGATTATAAAAATAAATAACTAAATATTTAACTCGTGAGACTGCACATTTTTGTGTGGTCTTTTTTGTTGCATCAACTTATCAATCATCAAATGGAGGAATCAATAGGGAATGAGTAATAGCAAAATAGCATACAGACTAAAAAAGGCTGTTTTCAATAGTTCAAACAAAGATTTTAATAAAAAAGGAATATATAGAGTCTTCAATGCAATTACCAACAAATCTTACATCGGGAAAACAGAAAAAAGTTTTAGAGAGCGATTAAATTCACATATAAAAACACTAAATAGCAAAACTCACCATAACAAACATTTACAAACATCCTTCAATAACCAAGGGGAATACTTTTGTTTTGAAATTATAGAATCTTTTGATAATAATTCGGATGTAGATTTAAATAGTTTAGAAATGTATTACATAAGAGAATACGATAGCTACAAGAATGGGTATAACCAGACTTTGGGTGGAGAAGGTTTGTTAGGTGTTGTGGTATCAGAAGAAACTAAAATGAAAGTGTTAAAAGCGAACAAAGGAATGTTTTATGGTGAATCGCATTCCCAATCTAAAGTAAAAGAGGAAGACGTAATATCTATTTGCAAGATGATAATAGATGGAAAAACAAACAATGAAATTTCACACGAACTAGATATTAGTTCATCAATAATTAGGCATATAAGAAATGGAGATAGGTGGAGTCATGTAGTCAGTGATTACATGAGTAAGTTTCCCCCTAAAAGAAGGAATCAAACTATAACAAATGACCTAAAGGAAAGTCTATATACTCCAGAATACGTGTTTAATCTATACAAAACTATTAAAAATAAAGAAAAGGTAGCGAAGAAGTTAGGTGTTAGAAATACATTTATTACAAAAAGATTAAGAGAATATGAGGTGAAAACAGGTGAATTTTCCAATAAGAAAGAAACTAGTACCTCAAAGTAAATACTCAATCAAATGTCCATATAAAATGGATGCTGAATTTATCACAATACACAATACATATAACAATGCTAGTGCAAACAATGAGGTTAATTACATGATTAACAATAATAATTCAACATCGTTCCATTTCGCCATTGATAACAAAGAGGTTGTTCAGGCTATTCCCTTGAACAGAAACGCTTGGGCATCAGGTGACGGTAGCAAAGGTGATGGTAATAGAAAATCAATACATATTGAAATTTGCCATAGTAAATCAGGTGGAGAGTTGTATAAGAAGGCAGAACAACTGTCCATTAAATTTATTGCACAATTGCTTCATGAACGTGGATGGGGCATTGATCGTGTAAAATCGCACAAGTATTGGACTGAGGTTGGTGTCAACAAAGGATACTCTACCTATGTTAAAAATTGTCCACATCGTATTTTGGACGAGGGTAGATGGCAATCCGTATTAAATGAGATTGAAAAAGAATTAAAATTTTTAAATGGAAGTATATCTATTGCCAAAGGTGAGAATCAAAAACTAGAGGAGGTAATGGGAATGAAAATGTCAGACTTTATTACAAATGGAGATATGATTCGTTTGGAAACTGTTTATCGCTATGCTCGTGTGGATGGATTTTTAAGTGATGACGCTTGGGAAAAGAAGTGTGCCGATAAAACAATTACAGTTGGTGAGGTCTGCTACTTGAACGCATTATTGGATCATCGAAGACATGGAGTACATAAAAATCAAATTGATGAGTTAACTGCTGAAATTAACCAATTAAAAGGTGAATAACTAAACAAGAGAGGGTTAATCCCTCTCTATCTTGTGAAGATGATTCATGATGTTGGGATTAATTTGTCCGATTATATGAAAAATATACAATGAAATTTTGGTTTTATCGTGATTCATGAGAGAGGTCTAAATTAGGACTTCTCTCTTTTTATATCCAAATAAATAACTAATAGGAGGAATTAGAAATGGCATATCGCCTCGGATCAGGATATCTAGGTACGGAGAAATGGGAGGTCACATCTACAGTTGATACTGAAATCATTCCAAATTCACCTGAAAATTGGACAATGAAATATAACTTATATAAATTCAGTTTCTTTAATCCTGAAAATGACGCAACAGTAGTTATCAATAACAAACACACTATATTTATTCCAAGTGGAGCAGGTTTCACTTCAGATAATTTAGATACTCCCATTTATTCATTTGTAATTAAAGAATCAGGAGTGAAATACTGCTTTATTTCAGCTTATTAGGAGGTGGAAGGAATTGTCTTTCTTTATCAATATCAATAGAACGCCTGTCAATGGGACGGTAAATACTTATGTACAAGTTTTTACAGCATTGGAAGGAC